CATCGACTTGGATGTCTTCAAGCTTGAGGTGACTGGAAACATGACCAGTGGCAACAAGTTTTTGTCTGCTCCAACCGATATCTTGACCCATCGCTACCTGATGGTCACCTCTGGCACGGACCAAATCTTCTTGGACTTCAGAGACACTTCTTTCATGAAAGAGTATTGGCCAAACGGGTCTACAACCGGGGTGCCGAAGTACTATTCCGTGTGGGACCAGAACACTTTTTACATTGCACCGACGCCGAACGCAGCGTTTGTGGTGGAAATGGGCTATATCTATCGTCCAGAGCAGCTTTCTTCGACGAACAACACGACATGGATCAGCACAAACGCTCCTGAAGCCCTGTTCTATGCGTGTTTGATCCAGGCTTACAGCTACACCAAGGGTCCACCTGAGATGATGGCTACCTTTGATGCAAGCTACAAGCAGTCTATTCAAGGACTGGGCATCGAGCAGCAAGGCCGTCGCCGTCGTGATGAGTATCGTGATGGCATGGTCCGTGTTCAACTCAAATCGGAGACTCCTGGACCATGATAGGCAATCAATCTCCTGTGCTGTTGGGCGGCGTAAGCGTCGCCACCACCAATGGACGAGGCTGGACTCCTGATGAGTTGGCCGATCGAGCTATTGAGAAGATTATTTACGTTGGAAGTGAGTCACATCCAGCGATTCGAGAACAAGCCATGGCTTTTCGGGGCGCTGTGCGGTCCGTAGTCAAGGCTTATCTCGAGGAAGCGGTAAATCAGGATAGGGCAACCATCGCGATCCGCCTGCGTGAAGCAGGTCATTCCAACCTCGTTCATTTGTTAGGAGATTAAAAATGGCATTTTCAGGTAATTTCATGTGCACAAGCTTCAAAGTGGAGCTTATGAGGGCTGTGCACAACTTCACCACAGGCACTGGCAATACATTCAAGCTTGCTCTGTATGATAACAGTGCCTCTTTCACAGCGGCAACCACTGCGTACACAGCTACCAATGAGGTGGCTGCGTCAGGCTCCTACTCGGCTGGCGGTGGTGCGTTGACAAACGTGACTCCGACGTCCTCTGGGACAACTGCTTTCACAGACTTCGCGGATTTGTCGTTCACGAGTGCCACGATTACGGCCTATGGCGCGATGATTTACAACGATTCGGCCGCAGGTGACCCATCGGTATGTATCTTGGATTTTGGTGGCGCAAAGACCTCCACAGCAGGTACTTTCACCATCATCTTCCCGACCGACGACTCAACAAACGCGATACTTCGTATCGCCTAAGAGGCGTAAGTGGCCGATGTACGGATCGCACTTGGTGGATTTGGTAGTCAAACCTGGGGCGAGGCCCCATGGGGTGAGGGTGCGGTCACGCTGTCCGCAACTGGCCAAGTCGGTTCCGTCCAAGCATCAACTGATATTCGGGTCGCACTGGGCGGCTTTGGCAGTCAAGCATGGGGCCAAGCCCCGTGGGGCGAGGGCGCTGTTACCTTGTCTGCAACAGGGCAGGTGGGAAGCGTCTCTATTGAGGGAAGCGCCACTGTCACCCTTACAGGCGTGTCCGCAACAGGCTTTGTTGGCGTTGCCACAGTCGAAGCGGGAGCCGATGTCCTTGTCACGGGCGTCTCAGCCACAGGCTTTGTTGGTGTTGCCACAGTTGAAGCGGGTGCAGATGTTGCAGTCACTGGAGTTGAGGCCACTGGCGCAGTTGGCTCAGTCACCATCAATGCAGATGCCAACGTCACGCTCACAGGCGTGTCAGCCATTGGATTTGTCGGTGTGGCCACAGCCACAGGCGATGCAAACATCACGCTCACCGGAGTATCTGCAACAGGGCAAGTCGGTACAGTCTCCTTCCAGATATCAGTGGACGTCACGCTCACAGGCGTTGACGCTGTCGGCTTTGTTGGGGCAGTTACTGTCGCTGCAAATGCGGACGTCTTCCCAGCTGGGGTGCAGGCAAGCGGAGAGGTTGGCTTTGTTGAACTTGCAGGGGATGCATCGGTATCTCTCACAGGTGTGCAAGGCGATGGACAAGTTGGCACTGCCGATGTCGTGGTCACGACAAACGTCCCGGTTACCGGGCTTTCAGCTACGGGCAGTGTTGGGACAGTTCTTATCATCATCAGCGAGGATGTTCGTGTCACAGGCGTGCAAGGGGTTGGCCAAGTTGGCAGTCTCTTGGTCTGGACCGTGGTCCCTGACTCGCAAACCCCGAACTGGGCGTTGGTGGATGACTCTCAAGGGGCCAACTGGACGAATGTTAATGACAGTCAAACAGTTAACTGGCAAAATGTCAATGATTCACAGTCTCCTAACTGGGCTGAAGTTGACGATCAACAGGCAAATGTGTGGACGCGTATAGCGGCATGAGGAAAACAAGATGACAATTAATTACACCACTCTTCTTGGCCTGGCACAGCCGGTCACGGGTACCGAGGCAAACACCTGGGGAACTGTCGTCAACGACGAGATCACGGCGCTTCTGGATTCTGCTGTTGCAGGAACGACCACCATCACTTCTGATGCGGATGTGACGCTGACCACAACAGCCGGGTTGGCCAACCAGGCTCGTCAGGCGATTATTCTGTGGACAGCGAGCGGCACTGTTACCCGGAATATCACTGCACCTGCGCAGAGCAAAACATACATGGTGATCAATGCCACTGGCAGCACTCAGTCTATCGTTTTGCGAGGCGTTGGCCCGACAACGGGCATAACTGTTGTGGCCGGAGAGAAGTGTGTCGCAGCCTGGAACGGTTCGGATTTTGTAAAGATTGCCACAACCACTGTTGATGGCGTCTCCACTTTCTCTGCTGGAACAACAGGATTCACGCCGTCCACAGCAACTTCTGGTGCAGTAACACTGTCTGGAACGCTTGCTGTTGCTAATGGTGGCACGGGCGTAACCAGTTCAACTGGAACAGGGTCGGTTGTTCTTGGGACCGATCCGACACTGTCCTTGCCTGTAATTAACAACATCAAGATGGGGTTTACAAGCACTGCAACCGCAGCGGGTACAACCACTCTGACCGCATCAAGTAACCACTACCAGAGATTCACTGGAACAACGACTCAGACAATTGTTCTCCCTGTTACCAGCACACTGGCGGAGGGTGTTACCTATGCAATTGAAAACACCTCAACTGGTAATTTAACTGTCAACTCATCTGGTGGAAACTTAGTTGTAACTGTGATACCTGGGGTAACTGTTCAATGTATGTGCATTGGCACTACGTTAACGACAGCAGCAGATTGGGACCCGGAATATAACGAATTCGCAGCGGTTACGGGTACCGGCTCGGTTGTTTTAGGGACCGCCCCCACAGTCACAAATTCGCTCCTTACCACCATTCGTGAGACCGCAACTGTTTCAGCGACTGCGGCAACGGGGACAGTGCAGTTTGATGCTTCTACGCAAGTTGTCTTGTACTACACGACGAGTGCCAGCGGCAACTTCACTGTCAACTTCAGAGGCACTAGCACCGTGTCACTGGACAGCGTAATGTCCACGGGCCAATCCTTGTCTGCCACTTTCCTGGTAACCAATGGCGCAACTGCCTACTACAACTCTGCGGTCACAATTGATGGCTCGTCAGTCACTCCCAAGTGGCAAGGCGGTACAGCGCCGACATCAGGCAATGCAAGCTCAATTGATAGTTACACCTATGTAATCATCAAAACAGGAAGCGCCACGTTCACCGTGTTGGCATCACAAACCAAGTTCGCATAAGGACACGCAGATGCCCCGTCTATCAAAAATTGGAGCCGCCGCACTTGCCGCCTTTGGGTGGACTTCTGGTGTTTCTGCCGTCACTGCAAGCTACCTTGTGGTTGCTGGTGGAGGTGGTGGCGGAGCCGCTGGCGGTGGGGGTGGCGGCGGTGGTGCGGCTGGTGGATTTAGAACAGGCACGTTATCCCTAGACCCAGCCCTTTCATACACGGTAACGGTTGGCGCTGGAGGCGCTGGAGGCACAACTGGACAATCTGGCGCAACAGGTGACGGAACAAGCGGCAGTGATTCAATACTTTCTACCATCACCTCTACTGGTGGAGGTGGTGGTGGTGCTGGCGGTCTTTCTCGTGCTGGAAAAACAGGCGGCTCTGGCGGCGGTGGTGGTCATCCTTCTGGCGCTGGTGGCGCTGGAAATACCCCATCAACATCCCCAAGCCAAGGTAACAATGGCGGAACACCTAATGCTTCCCACAATGGTGGTGGCGGTGGTGGCGGTGCTTCTGCCGTAGGTGCAACAACCCCATCTGCAACTGTTGGTGGTGCTGGCGGTGCGGGTACGGCTTCAAGCATCAGTGGTTCATCGGTAACCTATGCTGGTGGCGGTGGTGGATCATCTAATGCTACTGGAGGTGCTGGCGGGGCTGGCGGTGGTGGTACGGGTGGTATTGGTGGGGGCGCTTCAGGCACTGCTGGCACAGCCAACCTTGGCGGTGGAGGTGGCGGCGGCTATGGAAGCACAGGTGTTGCGGCGGCTGGCGGCTCAGGCATCGTCATCATTTCCTATGTTGGCGCACAACAGTTTGGTGGCGGTGTCGTCACTTCATCTGGTGGCAACACTGGCTTGTTCTATACATCTGGCAACACAAACGCAAATGCATGGACAAACTTCCAGTTGATTCAGCGCCCATTGGGTGGCGTGTTTAGACAGCAAAGTTCTTCACGGGTTCCCGGCAACGGTGACTTTGTTGTTGACCTGCACACACCTATTGCTTTTGCTGAAAAGACAGACATTGAAGTACGAGCAGTTGCTTCTACTTCTCCGTCAAATGTCTCCGCTGAGTTTGAAGGCATCTACATTAAGAACCCAGACTGATCATGCCAAGCAAAACACCAGCACAACATCGTTTGATGGAAGCCGCCGCTCACACAAAGGGCGGCTTTGGTGGTGTTCCTCAAAAGGTCGGCAAAGAGTTTGTCAAAGCCGATGAGGGTAAGAAATTTAAAGAAGGTGGACTGTATGCAAACATTCATGCAAAACGTGAGCGAATCGCTGAAGGCTCTGGCGAAAAAATGCGTCGAGTTGGTAGCAAAGGTGCGCCAACGGCTGATGCCTTTAGACAGTCAGCAAAAACCGCCAAACTGAAAGAGGGTGGCCCCAGCCTTGCGGTCGGTCGTGGCGAGAAGCTTCCAGAGTCCAAAGGCGCTGGATTAACTGCCAAGGGTCGGGCAAAATACAACCGTGAGACTGGAAGCAACCTGAAGGCTCCACAACCCCAAGGCGGCGCACGCAAGGACTCCTTCTGCGCACGCATGAGCGGCGTTGTTGAGCATTCCAAGGGTGACGCACCAAGAGCCAAAGCATCGTTGAAACGCTGGGATTGCCCCGGCTGGTAAAGGAAAAAATCATGATCATGGAATCAAGCCCAGCAACAAAGAAGGCAGTTGCAGACGCATTGAAAAAAATGCGGTCTGGCAAGTCTGACAAGAAGCCAGAAATTACAACCAAGCCCAGAAAAGTTCTGTACCCAAGCGTAGATTACGAACAAGCCATGAAAATGCAAAGGGCAGGTCAAGGATTTGGCAATTACTCCGGCGAACCAAGTTCAGTGAACAAAGCAAAAGGCGGCAAGATCAGCCTGAAAGATTGCAGTGTTTCAACTACGCCCAAAGGCAAAAAAGCAAACTGGTAAGGTGAACACATGGCATACAGCGGAACCGTCGGACAAACAGTTGTTTCAGTTCAGAAATTCATCGACCAAGGTGCTCGCATGGCGGGTAAATTGGCTGAAGAGTTGACTGTTGAGCAAGTCCAAGGCTCCAAGCAAGCACTGTTTTTCATCCTGTCCAACCTGATCAATCAGGGCATCAACTACTGGTGCATCAGCAAGAAGGTCTACGGCCTCAAGCAAGACCAGTACGAGTACTTGCTACCCTTGGGTGGCAACGACGTTTTGAATGCCCTGTATCGCACGATGAATCGCCCAACACCGACACAAGACGGTGGCTACATCGGATCGTCAGGCAATGTGGGTCTGGCATTTGACAACAATGTTTTGACCTATGACACGCAAATATCGCCAAATGGCTACATTGGGATCAACTACGGCACCAACAATCCAATTTATGCTGGCTCGATTGGTATCTTGCCTGCCACGTCTGGCTCGTTCCATATTCTCTTGGAGTGGTCAAATGATGGAGCAACATGGAATTTGTTGGAAGACACAGGCGTTACCACTTGGGTAAGTGGCGAATGGTTGTGGTACGACATTGACCCCGGCGTGACCGCCCAGTACTACCGCATGCGCGAGACTGGTGGCGGCACCCTGAACGTGGCA